CAGAGTGCTGGGGCCTAACTAGGAGATGAACGGCACCGCAGGTGTCCGTTCTATCGGACGTTAGGCTAAGGCTTAGTCAGGCCAAGCGTTTCGCAGCGCTCTGACGCTGGCTGCGAGAGATTCAGCTTCAACCGCAAGGTCTTCCTGAACTCGCATGCTTTCATCAAGTAGGCTCCCGAGGGTAGCGGCTCGCTCACGAGCGGCGGCGACGGAATCTGCGGAGGCGTCACCACCGCCGGCAGCGTAGGCGCTGATCTGGTCGCGCAGCCCGTCACGCTCAGTGCGAGTGCGGCGAAGATCAGCAGCGATGCGGCTGGATGCCGCGCGTTCCTTGTCGAGTGCATCCTGTGCCCCTTTCACTTTGGCCTGCGCTTCCTGCTCGAGCCGGCGGTATGCCTCGGACGCGGACATGGCCGCGGCGTTGTGGTCGGCTACCGCATGGTCAAGCACGCGCTGCACCTCAGCCCGGCCGGCGGCCTTGCCCTTGAAGTAGTACACGACAGAGCCAGTGATCGTCGTCACCCCGGCGAACATCAGGCCGATGCCGAGCGTGCGGAGGGTGTCGACGCCGGGAATCAGGCTCATTCATCGCCCCAGTCTTCGTCGGGCTTCAGATCTGGCAGCGGCACGGTCTTGCCGGCCAGCTCGTGCTGCGAGTCACCGCAGAACTCGATCATCCCGGCCCTGATGAAGTAGTGGCACTGGCCGACCAGGTTGATCGACGGCGAGAAGGTCGGCGCCTCCATGTCTCCGTCGAACGTCCACTTGTGGCCGTTCGACTGCGCGCGCGGATCGGTCGGGATTACGTGCATCCACTTGCAGCCCGGGCAGTAGTGCCGCCAGGCCGGAGCGATCGTCGGATCTGAATAGGTTACTTGCTTGAGTTTCATGCGATCTCCAGCCAGATCGTTTCGCCCTTGCGCTGGGCCTCGCCCATCTTTGCCATGAATGGCGCCAAGGCCAGCTGTGAGCGCGCCAGCGACTTGGCCAGGCGCTCATTGCCAACCAGGATGCAGCCCTCGGTGTCGGCCGCGGTGTTGCCTGCATGGATCCGCACGCCGGAGTAGCCCGGCACATCGAGCAGCAGCGGCAGCAGGCGCTTGAATCGGGCCGACATGTCGATGATGACCTTGTACCGGCCGGCGGGAATGGCGGTCTTGCCGTGGATCTTCCAGGTCGAGACCGGCTGGCCGGGCACCTCGCGCACCGGATCCTCCAGGCCCCAGCACTGCCACTCCCCATCGACGGTGATCCCGCTGATGGTCACGTCCTCGTCCTTCTGCAGGCGGTCAACGACGATCAGCATGGGTGCCTCCAGCTACGTGCTGCCACTGAGCCTCATCCAGCGGCGCCGGCTTGGTCGTGCCAGCGGGAGCCTGGTACTTCCAGCGGCCGATGCTGAAGAAGAAGAACGCCACCACGCCGGCCGCCATCGAGGCCGGGCTCCAGTCGTCGAACTCGGTGAAGTTCAGCACCGCCGAACCGAACAGCGACAGCGCCAGCAGCGCGTGCTGCACGAAGACGGTCGCCTTCGTGGTGCCCTTGACCATCTTGTCCACGCGGCAGAGCATCATGAAGCAGCCGACCAGCGCCAGGACCGTCGCAACGATGTGTCCCGTCATGGCTTCACCCCGCGCACCGCTTGCCAGCGTTCAAAGGCCCACACGCCAATCGTTCCCCACTTGTCGGGGATGGCAGGGATGGCGACGGCGATGGGGAACAGCAGCGCCGTGTAGCTGAACGGGACGTAGTCGGCTGCCACCTGCGAGATCGGCACCGTCGCCACCATCGTCACGAGGAAGGTAAAAAGCGAGTAGGCCCACACCGGCAGCTTCGATTCCGGCGCCCGGGTGAACAGCCCGTAGAGCAGGCCGGCGAACCAGCCCATCAGGATCAAGGCGTAGGCGCTGACGTACTGGGCGAACTGAGGACCCACAGCGGCGCCAGCGACGGCAACGGCGACCGCCCAGGGGGTCAGGTCAATGTCTGGCGGTGGAGCGGCCACGGAGCCTCCGTGCGTAGAACGCGGCAGGAGTTCGAGCATTGCAGTTCCTTCATGAGTTCGCGCCCGGCCTCGGCCTCGCGCTTAAGTTGGTCTTCGTCCACCGGGCCCGGCATGTCAGCGTGCCGCGGCACATCAACGCGCACAGGCTTGGCCTTGAAATAGCGCATCGCGCGCCACTCGGCCTCGGTCATGCCGCGCATGTCTATTCGGCGCGGCACTGCGTCACCTCATCAGCCCGCGTGTCGCCGGCCACTGTCGCCCAGGGGCACCATGCGTTGCTGCCGACGCGCACGCCATACGCCCAGCACAGGCACTCGGCGCCGACAGGAGCGCGCTTCGTCAGCGTGGCGCCCAGCGCCTTGGTGACCGGATCGAACTTCCTCACGGGCCGCGTCGTGCCCGTGACGCCCTTATCCGAGACGACGAACCGCGGCGGCTCGGGAGAGTCGCGCGACACCTGGTCGGCGCGCGCCGTGTCGCAGATGGACTTGATGGCGGTGTCGCTGCAGGGCAGCGGCATGTTGGCCGCGTACACCCGCGCCATGTAGGCCTGCGCCGTCTCGCCCTTAACCTCGGGCACGCTGACGAGCACCTTGTCGCGGCGCAGCACCTGCCAGGTGGCAATCCACCGGAACCCGTCATCGCTGAGGTAGTACCAATGCGCCCATCGGTGGCCGGCGTCTGCATCGCCATGCTGGCCGGCCGTGAACTGCGCCGTCACGTTGCCGGCCGCCGGGAACTTCGGCACCGTCTGCGCGTGCGCGCTCAGACTCAGGAACAGCAGCAATAGGAAGGCGCGCATCAGCATGTCCCAATGATCTTGATGAAGGTGTCCGCGGTGTTGCTCAGCGTGCGGTTCGGGATCGCGGCGACCTCGACCAGCACAGTGTCATTGCGCGCCAGCCGGCGAATGCGGAAGCGCACGGTCGGGCGCAGGGCATAGGCCACGCGCACCTCGACCTGCACGCCGTTCACAGACAGAAAGACGTCGTACTCGTCGGCCGCAGCGCGGTTGGCGATTGCGCCAGCGACGGCGGCGTAGAGGAGTTCAAGCATGGGAGTCCTTGGTTGATAGGCGCTTAGAACTTGGCCGCGGCACGGTTGGCGATTGCGTCGACATCGGCGTCGGTGAGGTTGCGCTGGTCGTTCATAGTCAGACCAGGGGGATGGTGAGTTGACCGCGCACGTAGGTGTTGTCGGTGGAGAGCGTCCAGTTGCTCCCGTCAGCCTTCGACACGTTGATCTGCGTTGCGTCCCCTGCTGGGTCGACCTCGAAGTAGGCAATCTGACGGACACCGTTGTCGAGGATGTGGCAGGCGTTGATCGCGCGGCGTGAGCAGCTTCTGCCTCCTGGGATCTTGATCTTCAGCGGCGAGTTGACTGTGCCGCCAACCGTCGAGGTGTTGATGATGATGTTCGCCAGCATCTCTTTGCCGAGGATGCGATAGTCGAACACCGCCAGGTCGCCAGAGGCGACGGTCCAACTCATCGCGCCGGCAGCGGTGAAGTCCCCTGACGCGTAGGCCTGCGTGATCCAGCCCGAGTAGCCGGCATTCCCGTAGTCGACCGTCGTCTGGTTGATGATGTTCTTGCCGAGCTGCAGCAGGCCCGAGGCGATGTCGCCAGCATCGGCGGCGATCGTCGAATAGCAGTCGTTCTCGCTGACGTAGCTCGGCCGGTTGGCGGCCAGCGCCGTGCAGAAGATGCTGTTCGTGACCGCGGTCGAGTAGCACTGGTTGCCACGGACCGTGATGTGGCCAGACTTGTAGAAGGCGATGTCGTACTTCGTGAAGCCGAAGAACGAGTTGTTCTCTACCCGCACGTTGTCCTGGTTGCCGTTGCCGGCGTCACCAAGCTGCAGGCCCACCGAAGTAGCAGCCGGCGTGCCGACCGCGCGGAAGTGGTTGCCGCGGATGATCACCGAAGTGTCGATCGCGCTCGACTGCGGGCCGCCGTAGACGGCGCGGACGGCCGCGGCGCCGGCCAGCTCGATGTAGTTGCTCTCGATGACGATCGGCGCGCTCGCTGCAGACCAGAAGATGACCTGCCCGGTGGCCTGAAGGTCGTTGTCGCGCACCGTGCCGAAGACCACGCCCGTAAAGTCGATGGCGTTGGTGTAGCCGTAGATGATGTTGCGCTGGATGCAGACGGTCTCGGGCCGAACGATGCCGGTCCCGCTGGTGTAGTTGAACGAGTCGCACAGCACGCCGGTCTGCGTTCCCGATCCTGAGCCCGCGGCGAACACGAACTTGTTGCCGAAGACGTTGATCACCAGGCACTGACCGATCAGGTGCAGACCGGAGTTGCAGTCCTGAATCCAGTTATTGAAGATCGACACGTTCCGCACAGTGCGGAACTTCATCGCGATGTTGAAGCCGCGAATTGCGCAGTCCTGGATCAAGATGCCGTAGAGTTCGTCGGCGTTGTTGAGCGTGCCAGCCTGGTAGATGCCGATCTGGCTGCCGCCGGTCACTGCCTCGATGGCAAGGTTCGCGGTGCGCGACTGGCCGAACCCGCTGACGTAGCCGTAGGTGAACGCCGAACACGCTACCGGCTTCAGCACCGACGACCAGCCGACGCCCTCGTAGTCGACATTTGACACCCGCGGGATCGCAGTGTTGTAGCGGAAGTTTCCGCGGGGGATCAGCAGCGTGCCGCCGCCAGCGGCAGCCAGCGCAGTCTGCGCCGCCAGAATTGCGGCGTAGTTGTCGGTCGCGTCATCGCCGACTGCGTTCCACGGGTAGTCGGTGATGCACCAGATACGCTGGCGCAAGGCCTGGCCGATGGTTCCTGCAGCGTAGTTCAGAGTCGGAGTGAATGCCATCAACGCCGGCCCCTCCGAGGCGGAGGCAACATTGGCCAGTCGCAGAAGAACGTCCGCAGCGGTGCCGCTCGCAGGAACCGAGATCGTTGGCTGCCCCAGTGCATCGAAGGCCAGCAGAGAAAGTGCACGCGTTCCAGCGGACGGGAGAGGCTGGAGCGCCTCGCCATTGGGTGCGCGCACTGCGGATGCAGGCCCCTTACCACCCGCGAAAATGTCTTGCAGCATGAACACCAGACGATCCAGGTCGGCATTCACGACATCAGCCAGCAGATCGCCGTTGTCCTGATAGTCGGTCTCACGAGTCAGCGTCATGTCGCGGTATCGCGTGACCACCGTGCCATTCGCTGGCGCGACGCCAAACGTCACGCTGCCGCTGTTTGTGCCAACGCCTGAAACCGTGTAGTCGACGCCCGAAACGTAGGTCGTGACCACGCCAGCCAGTTCACCCTTCACCACGAGATCACCGGCATCGAGTACGGTGAACGAGTGCGGGAAAACAGTCGTCACGCCATTGGCGACGGAACTGGCAAGCGGTGATTCTTCAGTGACAGCCATCGACGCCTCGCGTTGTGGTAACGCGGGCGCGGTGCGCTAGGAGATCACGTCGTGGACGCCCGCAGAGTGGCGCCAATGCTGGGGCTCACGTTCCGTAGAAATCTTTACCCTTCGGCCGATCCGCTCAGGCGCTTCCGACACCGCGCCGGCCGTGGCGTCCAGGTAGTCGTCTGGCTGATCCTGCACCATCGGGTTCCAGTCGCGCATCTGCTGCGGCAGGGGGCCGTCCATCACGGAGACGTGCGCCCACAGCATCTCATTGGCCAGCAGCAGCGGTTCCATGGACTCCAGAATGCGCTTGTTCTTGTTGCCCGTCTCGTTCAGTTCCTTCACGCCGCACACGAGGCCGCGCTGCTTGAGCGCAGCCTTCAGCGTGGCCGGAGCGAACTTGCCGATGCCGTTGGTTTCGACGGTGATCTTCGGAAGGTGGAACTGCTCGACCAGTTCGCACAGTTGCCACACCTGGCCGCCTGTGATGGTCCGGCCGTCCTCGGAGAACTCGGCCACGTCGCCGACCAGTGGCATGATCCGGTGCAGGTAGCGCCGGCCGCCTTCGTCCTGCAGGCACAGCGAAACCGCCGACACGTCGCTGTTGAGCTTGCCGCTGGCCGGATCCCACCGACACGTCGCCGACGCGATCTGCGTGCCGCCCAGGGTCATGATCGTCTCGCCGTTGGCCGTCCGCAGCACCGGCTCGACGTCGTACGGCGTGATGCGTTCGGGGTCCAGTCGGGTGTTCGTGACCGGCTTCGAGTGCAGCTGGTACTGAGAATCCCACTCGTTGATCGTGCGCGTCTGCCGGCGGCGCTTCAGCATCTCGGCAGGGTTGAAACGCTCCGGCCAGGCGCTACCGGCGTAGAAGTCGACCAGCGCGCCGGGCGCCTTCTTGAAGACGATTACCCGACCGGTCTGTTCGTAGTC